AAGTACCAGTATTACCACCGGCATACACAGTCTCGGAATAATCCTTATGCGTAACCGCTGACATAAGCTGATCTGCGCCTACCACCGCTCCTGAAAGAGTAGTACCAGCAATTGTTGAACCAGTAATCGTGTTTGACCACGCTGTAGTACCTGTACCTGTATGCGTCAACACAGCATTGTTCGATGCTGAAGCAGCAGGCGAAGCACTAATACCAACTTTTGTTTCTAAAGCAATTAAAGCAGTAGAAGCAGCACCATGAACTTCATCGTGTTCAAACCCTGAAGCGTCTAAATCTGTAGACGACGTAGGAGTAACCTGTGTCGAAGTTGTATCCAAAGATGTTGGATAGTTTGAGGTAGGCATTTATAACTCCTATGGGGTTAGATCTAAAGTAAAAATACCAGCAGCATTCCATTGAATTTGGAACGTACCTGATGTAGTGCTAAACGCTCCCCCAAAGTCTATGAACGCAATCAAACGGTCATTAGTTACTGTGTCATCGTAAATGACTGCGCCAGCAACACCTGACAACGTTGAGTTTGTCCACGAAGTATCGTCTGCGTCCCATTTAATTGAGCCAGAACCACTTGTCATAGCCACACTGGTAAGCGTATTTCCTCCAGCAGTGTAATTACCGCTAGCAGGAAGCTCATTTGTTACATCTGATTTGTTTGTGTGGGTATCAAAATTAGGTGTGTAACTCGCAGTTACTAACATGCACTTAAAAGTGTCGTTGTCCATATCAAGAGCAAGATCGTTCTTTAACGCTGCCTCGAATGTTTCTACATAAAGACCACTAGCCATTGGTATTGCTCGTTCCTTGAATTGGTTTGGGCCTAATTGTTACATCACCGCTTGGTTTTGGCATTCTTCTTTTTCCTTGCAGCCGCAGCAGCAGCTTTTCCTTTAGCAGTATATGGATATTTTTTTCCGTTAACTTTAGGCATGATTTAAATGATAGCAGAGGAGTGTAGGGGACCGGGGAAAGGGGGAAAAACCCGGCCCCCTACTCCTGTTTGACGTTAACTAGGAGTTAGCGCCAATGCTGGAGATGCTCTCCACACGTTGCAGGCAGTCTTCACGGAAGATGCCGTAACCAACGAGGTGGTACCAGCCAATTGGGTTGAACCGACGCAGGGTGTCAGTCACAGGACCGACAACAATGCTTGGGTCAGGCCCAAATCCTGATGCACGTGAGAACGCTTTAGCAGCGCCCTGCCGTCCGCAAATCAGTGTCTGGTACGCATCAAAGTTAGAAGAACCACCGTCGGCGATTAGGCCTGCACGGGGGTTTTCGATGTACATGATGCCGTTAAAGGTACCAATTGAACCTGCACGAATAGCTGCGCCGTCCTGTTGTACTTGGTACTGGATAACGTCAGTCACCGTTGTATCGCTACGAAGATCGTAGGACACGTCTGGGTGAATGATTCCCATGTAGTTGTTGTTTTCCCAACCCGGAGCGTTACGGCTGCGAAGCTGTGCAACGGCTTTACGGCCATCAGCAGCAGTGTATTCGTCGCCTGTAGTAAGTGCTCCACGGTTTGCGGCGCCACCACTGTAATCTACATTGGTGCCAGCGTTTACCACGTCGGAAACAATTTTGTCGAGTGAATCGGCCATGTTGTAACCAACAATGTTGGCTGCATCGGCGTCCACATTTAGGAATGAAGTTCCACGAACCTTAGCGCTAGTGATAACAGCGTTGCCGTACTCTGCAAGAGTTACGGTTACTGCACTGTCTGTCAAAGCCACAGCGGTAACATCACTATTTTCAGTGAGTGCCGAAGTTGCTTGCGCCATGTCAGCGTAGAACGTGAATTGTACACCCGAACCGTTGTGGCTCTGGGCTGTTGATCTAACATCAGCGATCATTTCGAACATTGGCTGCGAACGCAAAGCGAAAAACGCAACCTGATCGAATGCAGTTTTTACTGAATCGCCAAGTGTAGAGGTTGTTACTGAAGGTGCTGCCATAGCAACTAAATCCTTATAGGTAAGGACTCCGTTAGCTATGTGTTACAAGTTACTGAGCCGCTCCCCAAAGAACGCCTTCGCCTTCCATTAAAGCACGCAACTCATCTGGACTTTTCGTTGCTTTAATACGGGCTTCGAGGTCTATAGGTGACACTGGATCTCCACCTTCACCGGCTGCTTGCATTCGTTGTTCAGCCATTAACGTTTCGTTAGGGACTGATTGGCTAATCGGTGGTGCGTCACCAGTAATAAAACCTGCTGCTTCGGCCTCAATGCGAATAGCTTCAGCATCGAGTTCACCTTCGTAACCTTTAACAAAATACTTAGCACGTGGATCGTTAAGATCAATTCCCGCAGAACGGAAAGTATCTTGACGTTCATAAGAAGAAGCTCGTTGTTCTGCTGCTGACGCTCTAGCTTCAGCATCTTTCAAACGATTTTCTAAATCACGTCGCCAATTTGGTTTCGATTCAGTTGAACTGTCAGAACCTGCATCACTGTAACCAGTGGAGTCGGAATCTGTCATATGTCACTCACCTATCTTTACGCACCCGCAGCGGTGGAACTTTGGGTGGGGGGTTTTTGTTAGCTCACCCGTTTGGGGCCAACACCTATTAGGTTAAAACTAATTATTGTTTATGTCAAGTACTAGTAGTTCTTATACCAGCAATACCTTCACTTGAAGCAAGCATATTTGTTTGTCCTGCAAACTGTCTAGTGCGTCGTTCTCTTTCTCGACGGACTTCAGCTTGACTATCTACGTTTGTTCCAAAGGTTGCTTCGCCTAATTGTGTGCCTGTCACACCTTCAGAACTAAAAATGCCACTTGACAAAGAAGCTACAGGAGATATCCGTGACGAAATTTCTCGTGCTTGTACATCCATTTGTTGTAAAGCATCAGATAGTTCTCTGCTAAATCTTTGATCGCTGCCTAATACGTTGCTTGATTGTGCCATTAACCCAGCAGCCCCAAGGTTTCTTCTAGCTTCAACAATACTTATTGCTGATGCAGGGTCTAAAAACGCAGCAGTAATGTCACCCGGAGTAAATCCATACTCTTCAACAAGAATTGCGCGCACAGGTTCGTTAGAAAAACGAGATGCTTCTTCTGCATTTGTTACACGAGTACGCCATTCAGACAAAGAGACATCGTTACCAATTAAACGTGTTACTCCTGTCTGTCCATTTACTGAAGCTTCAAGAAAATTAACCGGCAAACCTGCTGCTTGCGCTATTTGAAAATAACCACGTTCTGTTTCTATATAGTCTGCTTCTGTAATACGACTTTTTTTGTTTTCTTGACGAAGCGCCATAGCAGGAAACCTAGTGTCATACACTGCTCTAACTTCAGGAGCAACATACATAAGGTTTCGTGTTCCATCTTCTAAATACTGAGGCACATCAGATCGCCCGTATCGAAGTTGGGTCATCATGCCTTCAGCACTAATGCCATCGATAATGTTTTGTTGAACAAAATCCCCTAAATTTTTTAAACCGTATAAACCAAAATAACTTTCTATGGTTGCTCGTGCACTCATGTTTGTTAATTCTTTTTGGTAATTAACAAACTCGTCTATCCCAAGTCGGTTATTAGAAACTGGACGTTCTCGTTGTATGGTTCTTATTGGAGTTGGTTCTACCGGAGCAGAAGGTTCAATTGAAGGTGGATCTGGCAATGGTGTTGGCGCAGTAGGTCTTGGTGTTGTACGTCTAGGAGTAGACGGTGGTGCATTTGGCGTTAAAGTGCCTTGGTCACCTGCCCCTATACCCATACGTCTGCGTCTGTTTTCAATTTCTTCTTGCAGCGGACTGCCTTGGTAAAACTCTGGGTCTATAAAAGCCATCAGCCAACTCCTGTCATTAACCGATTCAAGTCGGTTATCACGCTAAATCCTTTGTTAATGGCATTTGGCGTTCTGTCGTACTCTTGCGTACCTCTTAAATACTTAGCAAAACCTGTTGCTGTATCTTTACGACTTAAAACATCAACTCCCATTTCCATGTGTTCTCCCTGCCATTGAGGTTTGTAACCCATAACAGATGTAAACACTGTGTCGTAAGAATTTAAAATTGACAAAGGTGTACGCCCCGCAAGAATTCGTTCAGCATGACCGGGGTATAAATCAGCAGCTTGTTCACGCAACATATCTTGTAGTTGTTCTAACTCAGTGGCTCCACCGTCGTCAGATAAAAATATTTGTTGCGCCCAATTAGCTAAATCTTTTTCAGTTGGGTCTACAAAATAGTCGTTATATGTTTCTTTAATTTCTTGACGACCAATGTTTTGCAACGTACCGGGTGTTGCTCGACCCCCAAAATCAACTAACGGACCACCAAACATTTGGTCGCCCATTTCTCCTGATATTAAAAACTCTCTTATATCGTTTTCGTCCCATCCGCCTAACCATGCAAACTTAGCTGCTTGCATAATTTGATCGTCGGTCCAATCAAGTTGGGCTTCTTTAATTAACCCTTGTATTAAATCTAATTCTGTTTCTATTAAACTTTTTCGTCGTTCAGAAAACGTTTCATGCTGGCCTTCTTTGTACCAATCTGCATCACGTTGGGCACGACCTTCCCAACTATTTTGGTAATACTCTGTTTGTGCAAGAAGATTAAATACCCATTCGTCATATTGAGGAGTACCCGGTTGCAACGAACCGTACTGGTCTGGGTCATTAATAATGTCTGTAATGTGAACGCCATCGATAGTTAAAGAATCGTTATTGCTGATCCATCCCCATATACCAGCCATTACTTTGTCTTCATATTCAGAAGCTTGTA